TACAAATCTCAATATCTTAAAGACGGACCTGCGCCTAATATGAGAGATAAAGTGGACATAGTGCGTATTTAAATTGTATAATTTTGTAATTAATTTTTTTATAGTTTAAATATATAGAAAACTAACAAGGAGAAATATATGTTATTATTACCACTATGGAAGGCTTGCGTAAGAGCAGGTTTGTTTCTTCCAAACAAAGACGGTATATATGCATTTGCTAAATTACTTATGTGTATGAATATTAAATATCCACAAAGGAGAACTAGATTATGACGTTTAAAGTAACTGCAACAATTAAGATTGAGCATGATAATGCTATGACTGAACGATTACATGTCAATACAACTGTATATGATTGTGACGATATTAAACATGCCTTTTCTAAGTCTTTTGATAAGTTAACAGCAATGACTGATTCGTTAAATACTTTCGGTAATGCTACGTTTAAAATTAACAAAGTAGAAGATATATTAGAATGACCAAGTTTATAAACTTACAACGTAATGTAAAACATTATGATGGTAAGCCTGGTTTTGTTCATAACGAGTTTATTATTACTGACTGTTATTTAGACGAAACAGGTAGGTTTCCTGTTAACCCTACAGAGTATTATGGTTTAACACACGAGCAAGTACAACAGATGAAAGGAGTTAAAGCTATACAATTATGATCATAGAACTAATTATATTGGCTGGTTTGTTTCTAATATTTATTGGTATGCTTATGTTAATTATTATCAATTTTTTAGAAGCAAGAGAATTAAGTAAACAATCTGAAAGATTAGAGGCTTCTGTTCAATTCTATAAAGACTGTGCAGATCAATATAAAGAAACAGCAAGGAGATATAAAAATGGACGATAATGAAATAAAAGTTTGTGTTATTTGTAAAGAAGAATTTAGTGGTTGGGGTAATAACCCATCACCAATTAAAGAAGAAGGAGAATGTTGTGATACATGCGATAATGAAAAAGTTATTCCTGCGAGAATTGAAAATGCCATTGGATAAGTATAGAGGTTTTGATATTAAGTATATCGGAGGTGGCTTTCAACTTTATGAAGGTGACTTTCTTAAAGAAACTCATGCTTGTTTAGATACGAATGAGGATAAGAAACTAAAATCAAGACAACGTATTGATGCTATACTTAGACATCGTATGTTAGAAGATGATAGAAATATACAACGTGTTGACGCACAAGTTAAACTAGCGAGGGATAATGGCTGTTAAAAAATTTTGGAAATTAGCTGTATATAGAACAGATAGATTATTAGGAGGCCATGAAGAAGGTGGTTGGTATTATACTGCAGGTGAACGAATTAAAAAAGGTAAGAAGATATTTACTGATCCTGAAAAAGCTTTTAATGCTTGTCGTTTATTTAACAAATTACATGGTAAAAACTGGAATACAATAGAATATGGTGTTGAATGTCGAGTTTATTATCGAGGTACACCTAGTTATTTTCCTGCTGTGAGACCTTATTATTCTTAATTTACATTCATAAATTAATCGCTATATTGGATAAATATGGCGATAACTATAGACCAAATACATCAAACAAACGAAGCAACCTTATCCTCAATGGAAAGAAAGTTCTGTGAGGGTATAGCGCAAGGAAAAGGTAAGAAACAAGCGGCTGTTGACGCAGGTTATTCAGAAACTTCTGCTCACGTTCAAGCTGCACGCAACTTAAAGAAAGATAAAATTATCCAGTATATTGATAGATTGCGTGGTGATGCTAGGCGCTTGACAAGTGAATCTGTGTCAAAAGAGGTTGATAAGCTTGATAAATTGTATGTTGATGCTTGTGGCAAGAAACAATATACAGCAGCAGTCAATGCGATAAGGTTGAAGTCTCAGTTGTTGGGGTTTTTGGTTGAGAAGAAAGAGGTGCAACACTCAACCCTTGACACTATGTCCGATGATGACCTGGCCAAGTACCTAGACCAAATTAAACAAGAACACGATATCAATTGACAACATTCCGCATCATTCATTGACGTGATCCGCGGTGCTCCGCTCGGATCCTTGCGGATCCAGATAAATATATATACGTGTATGTTGCGGTCGGTCAGTAAAATTAAAACGTGAAAATTTTTTCGTATTATCGGGATAAAAAAAATATATAAAAAATTTATTAAGAAAAAATTTAGAAAGGATAAATAAAGTTATGATATTATATTTTTTAGAGGAATTAAAATTTATAGGATTATTTTTATTCGTCACGTTACTTTTTACTCTTTAGAACAAAACGAGAACATAACGTGAACGAAAAAAATATCCTCAAAATGAATATTAACTATTTACTTATGAGAAAAAATAACTATTCTGTTCTTAATTCTATTTTATAGAAAAAATTAATTTTTCGGATAGAATTAAGAAAGTGAGAATAAAATGAAAATAAAAGAAAATAAAATCCCTCTAAGTCTAAGAGTACACGAAAATAAAAAAGTACTTTTCAGATTAGTAAATCCTAAAAGAGAAAAATCAAAGTCTTTTTTAGTTTACGAAAAATCAAAATTTTCGACTAATCTAAAATCAGCTTTTTTAAATTCATATCGAAAAGTAGATATAGATTATGATACTACTTTCAATAGTAGATTTAAAAAAGTCAACGTACTTATAGATTTACCTCAGTACTTAGATAAATCAAAAAAATCTCTTTACGAAAATTTAATTTCAGAAAATAAAATTTTCATAAAAGAAAATAAAGTTTCAGCAGAGATTATCGAAAATCAAAAGTATTTCGAAAATATCATATCTAAGCTTTAATTCAAAAAATCAAACGTCCGAGCGATCTAAAAAATCGCTCGGATTTTTTTTTACTTTTTTATTTTTTCCCTTTTCAAAAATCGTATTAAGTTTGTGGCTGTTTTTTTATATAAAGTTTAAAATCTATATAGTCTATATCCAAGTAAAAGACCAAGTATAAGTGTAGAATGAGTTATATGCGTATAAATTTCTCTAGAAAAAAATTTTTTTTCAATATAATACTTTACAATGGCTTTTTTAAATAGTAGCGTTCCACCAATTTATTGTAAAATACGCAAGGAGTATTTATATGATTTACAAAAACATCATGGAGAAAGCGAAGACTGTGTTATCTTTGGTCTTACAAGTATACAGGGTCGTGGTATATTATTTAACATTATGTTGGAAAACGGTGCGTGCTTTTGGCGGTTGCCGATTGCTGCCTTCTTTTCTAAGAAAATGGAACGGAGAGAAGTGCCCGATATGCCAAACGACTTACTTGAGCTGTGGAATTGCTTTGATTATCATCATAGCGTTAATCATTTTTCTTTTCTTTTAGGACAACGAGCTAAATATTTTGGTAAAGATAAAAAACTTTATACAGGTGAGTATCTGTTTACTGTTGACTGGTGTCACCCTGACCCCAATCTTCTCGATACAGATCATTCTGAGATTCCTCAGGAGCATAAATGTGCTCATATATTGGAGCTTGACAACGGTAATTTCGCTGCTCAACCTAATAATAGGATACTATGGAATGTTAATTCGTTCACTACGAGAAGCGAAGTGCCAGACTACAAAGTCCAAACAAACGACTGGAATGTCGAAAACAAAGATTGGGTAACAGAAGATAGTGATAGATTTTTCTACGAAATACTAGAAAAGAAAATGGATAAGTAGTATAGCTTTTTATTTAGGTGATGTCCGTGGATCAGATTCTCAGATCGTGGGCAGGGAGAGATGGTGGGTACTTTTTTGTTTTTATGTTTTACCTATAAGTGTATAGGTAGAATATGAACATAACAATATTACTTCCTACAAGGAAAAGATTATCTTTATTAAAAAAATCAGTAAAGTCTTTAATAGATAACGCTAGAGAACCTGAGAAGTTACAATTTCTTTTTGGTGTTGATGAAGACGATATAGAAACTTTTAATCATTTAAAAAATTCTAAATATCCAAATCAATTAGCTTTACAGTTTAAACCTATAGGTTACGAAAACTTACATAAATATAATAATACTTTGGCTGGTTACGCCTCTGGTAAATGGATAATGTTTTTTAATGATGATGCTATAATGAAAACTAAAAATTGGGATGATAAAATTATGGATTTTGAAGACGAGTTTTGTTTACTTCGTTTTAAAGAACAGACTAATCATCCTTATAGTATCTTTCCTTGCTTTCCTCAAAAATGGTTTTATTTATTAGATCACATAAGTTTACATGGACAAAATGATGCATGGCTCTCTGAAATAGCTTACATGTTAAATATAATGCGGGACGTTGATATAGAAGTTATACACGATAGAGCAGATATAACTGGTAACAATAAT